TACATCCCCTTGTAAAATTCTTTTTACAACACTATCGCCTGATGTAAAAATTTCTAAATCATATACATATTGTCCAGCGGATAAACTAGTTGAAGTGGATGCTCCAAGTTCCATTTTTAAAGCTCCGCCCGAAGCATTTGTCTTCGTAACAGTAAAAGTAGCAGACGCAGAACTTGCGTCAACAGAAGATCGCAGCTGTGCTCGACCTGTGTAATTACTTAAATCTAAAGCTGATCCTGATTGCTTAATAACCAAGTCCAACGCAAAGTCGGAGCCTTGGTCGATTACTAAGTTATATGTTCCTGCGCTCATTTATATTTCTCCATGCTGAAATTATATCTCAAAGGACATAAATAGTCAAGTTTTATTTTTGAAGTGGTTACTATTAACTGAGTTTACCAAGCCTTACACGATCAGTTCCATTATCCTCCTGAATAGTGATAAGTTTTGCATCGCCATCAATAATAATATTATCATTAGCCCCTACAGTTATTTTATCTCCACTATTTTGCCCAAGAGTCATTTCTCCGGAAATATTAGAAGCACTCAAGGTTCCTGCGAAAAAGGCTGTTCCATCTGCTTGAACATAAAACTTATGAGTACCAGATGTCTTCGCCTCTATAGCTTTAGCGGTACCAGCAGCATCTAAATTAATTTGAAGACCGGTGGGGCTATTGCTATCAAAACTTGTACCTCTAATTATTCCTGTACTAATATTATCGCCATGAATTACTGTTGTTCCTCTTTTATCGGTGGATAAATCTGTAAAAGCTACAACTCCGTCAAACGTATGAATTGCGACTGGATTTCCAAATACAAGATTACCATTAGCTGTTGTAGCTAGGTCTCCTCCTCCAGTGTCTGACTCTGCTGTTACTGTAAGAGCATACCACCTAAGTTCAATGGCTCCATTATAAGGAGCAAAACTAGGAGTAGTAAAAGACCAGCTATCTACAGTATCTGCATACGTTGCACCTGAGTCACTAAATTTTTTATCACTAAATCTAAAGGTAATAGTACCACTAGGTTTGGAGGGGGTACTCCAATCAGCCTGTCCTGCACCACTCTCTTGGACCGCCGAAGTATAATACATAGTTCCTACGAACTCTTTCTTCGCTGCTGTTCCTGCTGGCCCAGGTACACGCTCATGTACTTTTGCAGGAGTCGACCAATCATTAGCTGCAATATTAGCAGTTGTTCCCGAAGATAGAGTAGTTGCTTTAGCAACGGCAGTAGTCTTCCATATATAAGGATAACTTTCACTCAAGGTAGGAGAGCTTAAACTCCAACTATTAGCGGGTCCGCTGGTAAAGGTACTAGTATCAAATGCCCAAATAGATGCCCCCGGCATAGAACTACTAGGTGAGGCGTCCGATGAAGTAGCTTTATATAAGGAGACTAGAGCGACGGAGAGCCCTGATAATCCATCTGCCCCAGAAAACTGTGTAGGAACTGTCCATTCCGTTCTTAATATAGTATCTGTAGTGCCCGTACCGTTAGCACTTGCAGCAACTACCCATTGTTTCTGCGTTCCTGTAGGTGCTTGTGGACTAACGTACCATCCCGATGCCTGCCCACTAATTAAAACTCCACCATTTGCATGTATTGCTGTACCATCAAGTACTAAAGAACCTCCTCCGGTTCCTGAAAGCTTTGCTGTAACAGTAGGGAAATTAGAATCTTCGTTAGGATCCTTAATAGCTGTAGTTGCTGCAGGTTTAACGTCTTGAACCGTATATAGATATACAACTGCTGCTGAGCTTCCTTGCTGACCCTCTCTAAGTTTACCTATTGAAAATGTAGAATTTATCTGTTTATTAGTATTGTCAGGATCTAATGCTTCTCTTACTTTAATATCAAACAATAAAGGAGTGGTACTATATGCTATATCACTACTATTACTATGGATAGTTTTTGTAAGAGTGGCACCTGATCCAGAAGTTGTATAACTATTAGTACCATCTGCACTTGTATTAACTTGACTAAATCCTGCTCCTGTAACATTAAAAGCAGGATTTTGAAAATTAACAGCAGTTAAAGTTAATTGTATATTACTATATGAAGTAGTTTGTGAGTTATCCGCTTGATAATTTAAAAAGTCCACATTACATTGAACAACTATTGCTCTGCCTATAGAAGCTAGTTCCTCCTCAATAGTAAGAAAAGAAGTTATTCCTACTCCACCGCCTCTACCGTATCTTCCTGCATTCCCATCGTCGTCGGTACCTCCTGCATGGTAACTAACAACCCCTACTAAGAAGTCATTTCTATAGTCAATATCGAGTTCTTGTACAAAGGCTGCTTGATTATTTGCACTTGCAGCTGTCCAAGGGCGATCAACGTATAAAACAGTTTCGCTCTCAACATAAGCTACTTTTGCATAAAATGTTCCTATATATACTATCTCTGGTACTTTAAGGTTACCAAAAATAGAAGAAGACGCCGTAATTTTTCTTGATCCTTGTACTACATTACAGTTACCAAGACTTGTCCAAATAGAACTATTATCAGCCATGTATTTCTTTGCATCATACCAGTATGCAATATTATAAGTAGTATCTTGCTTATATAATACTAATTTTAGAGCATTCGCATTAGGACTAGAAGCGTCTAGCTTGCTAAAATCGATCATTATATAACCCCAGTCATAAATATCATTATCTCCTGCTGTTGAAGGCCAGGAGTTATTAGCTAACTCTGTACAACTAATAGAGTAAGAGTCTGCATCTGCACTTGTATTTCTTTTTGCATTAGTTATATTATTAAAAGGGGCTGCAACAAACGAACTATTAACAAATTTAAAAATTCCTTTTTCAGAGCCACTATTTATAACCATAGGCTGACAAGTGGAATATCCTCCTTTCCACATACCGTACCTACGAGGCTCCCCTTTATAAATATCACTAACATCAATTTCAGCTATTGCTTTTCCGGAGTATCTTCCTTTTTTACTAACAGTTTGTACCCCTACCCAGTGTCGGCCATCTCTCACATTATTAAAGCGAACCCATCTCTTAACCCGATTAGTTCTAAATTCTGTATTATACCCTGTTTCTATACCAAAACTATGACTAACTACATACTCTGCTGTATGCTCATAGTTACTGTCCGCACTTGTTGTAGATTCCGCATCTGGCTCATCCCAAGCTACGATTAATTCTTCTCCTTCCTTTTGATATAAAGGATCTCTTAATATTCTAAGATTTTTTGGTGCTGGAACTTCTCCGGACCCTTCATCAGGATATACTATATCAGGTACCGCTGTTGTAAATTCTCCATCAACTGCATCAAATTTAGATTCAAAATACTCTACCGCAATTATACCATACCCTGATTTTCCAGACTCACTAATAACTAGAATCTTGTACTGTTTGTATGACGCCGCATCGAGTGCTGAAGTAGTACTTGAAACTTTTTTAATCGCCCAAATAGCTGAATTTGCAGGGGTTTCAGAAAAAGCAGATGAAATAGGAATAATATCTCTTCCATCGCTTGTTGATAAACTAGCTACTGTTAATGTTCGCTCTTCAACTACAGTACTTGATAAGTATTGTAATTTTAATATATTACCGCTACTATCTAAAGCACTTTCAATATTTTTCTTTGTTACATCCTCATCTGCGTTTAATAAAGTAGTTAATGTTGTGGTAGACCCTGAAATAGTATTTGCAGTTGTAACTTCTTGCCCTCTTGTTAAATTAGCAGTTCCTCCACTTACATTAACTGTAGCAGAGTCCTGATTAAGTACAACAGATCTTTTTGGAATTATCACTGAAATTGTATAAGTAAACCCGGAAGGAAATGCATCCCCTCCACTACCTGTAGTAATATGTCGATCTAAAGTAATATGTGAGCTAGTACAGCTATAAACGCGACCGCTAAAAGGGATAGTAAAATCGGCTTCATCTTGTATATTAATAATATCCCCAGGCCCTAAAAAGGCTGCATTAATAGAGGTTTCAAATGTTACTAAATTTGTTTGATTTATTGCTGTCCATAATTTCCATCTGCCATAACGAATAGCTTGCCCCTCGGAGGTGCATCCAAATGCAACAGCTTTTTCAGATTTAACTATCCCTGTTTTTATTTGATTTTCACGATCTTCAACAATTATAGGCTGTAATTTATAATCTGCCTCAGGATTATTCCAACTAACAATAATTTGATTTGCTCGAGTTTTATCTCCTGTAGTTTCGTAATTAAACTTCCCATCTATTACATTAGACTGGGAAAAAGTATAAACAGGCTCACGTTTATCGTCAATAACTGCTAAAAATTGAGAGTCTGACCAATAAAGCATCGCTCTAAAAATTGTTGCAATATCTTTCAGAACCTTATAAGCATCAGTTGCTTTTGTTAAATAGATATTTGCTCTAAATCGAGGCTCTGTTCCTCCTTTTCCATCAGGAACTAATTCATCGCAATGCTTAGAAATTTTATATAAAGCATATTTATCAATATCTGTGCTTTTTACATATTGTCCTAATCCATACCTATTATTTACCAAAATATCATAAAAAACCCATGCAGGATTATCAGTATAAATTTTATCGGAGCGAAAATTACCATCCCAAAGTTGATTAGTAGTTTCAACTGCTCCAGTACTAACATTTCTCTTATAAGTTGCTAATGTACCATTATTCTCCTCTCTCGTAACATAATTTGAAGGAACTAATACTTTTAATCCTTGACATTCATAAGTACGAGTTGGTAAATTTTGAAAAGATTTTGAACTAAATCTTACATTTGCATATGCTGTATAGGGAAAGTTAAGTTTTTCTTTTATAATTCCTAAAATTGCAGAGAAGGCTGCCCCTCCCACAATTTTATGTTTAGAATCCTTACTCATATTTAAACCAGGCCATTTAGGGATGCCTATAGGACTACCGTCGTCATACTCATGTTTTGTGAGACGAGTTATTCTCATTTTAAATCCGTTAAAAGGCTGAAAAGTTTCTAAGTTTATTCTAAACTCAAAGCTTGTAGGAGTAAGATACCTTCCACCATGCCCAAAACAGGTTTTATTCTGAAATGTACTATTGCCTTCAAGAATCTGGTACTCCTCGCCAGTTCCTCTATCAACACTTAATTCTATCTGATATCCTGCACCTGCAGAAAGCTTACTTGCATCATCTTCGTCCACTCCGTACAGTCCACTAGCATAATTAATTATTATTTTTACTTCATCTATTAAGCTTGCTTGGGCTCCACTTGCAGTAAAAACTTTAGCTACATCTTCTTCTAGTGGTCCTGCTGGGGCAGGTATTGCCACAGTTGAAGTGCCCGTTCCTTCTATAGTAGGTAGAGCTGGTTGATCTAAGTTTCCAGGTGCAAAGTTATATCCAGACCCAGGATATTTAGCTTCTAATTGTTGGTTACTAGCAGAAGAATTCGGAGCTTGAGTAGTAGTATCCTGTAGCGCTGATGTGATAGAAAATTTAGCGTCTGATTTAGTTGTGGGTGAATTAGTACTTAATGTAATAGTAGTTCCACTAATAGAAGCAATTTCTAGAAATATATCTAAATCTAAAGTATGTGTTGTTGAACCGTTCATATCTGCGTCGGTCCATATTAGATATGAACCTGTGCGATTTCTATAGATAAATTTTGCGGTTTGGTCTCCTTCGTGAACAGCCGTAAGAACTCCGTCTAATTGTCTGCCACTATTGAGTTTTAATCTACCCATAACTGTATTATTCGCTACTTTCCAAGAGCTGTTATAGTACGAGAGATCTGCAGAGGGGTGGTTCCAAGCATCATCTAAAGAAGCTCCTGCCGTTCTAGTTATAGGAGCTGAGCCTCCTAGAGGGATAGAAAAATACCCCGCGCCATTATCGTTAATAGGAGTTACTTGTCCTGATGTTACTGTAAGACTGTATGCATCATAAATACATAAATATTTTTTACCATTTTCACTTGTAGAGACATTAAAAGAATTACCTTTAGTGTCAACTGTAACACTACTACTACCACTATTTAAAGAGCAAGTGACTCCTTCAGGTGCACTATAAGCTGCCTGGTCATTAGTCTGTAGAGGATCGTTATTTAAAAAGACACTAACTCCTCCTTCTACTAGACCTGCGATAGGACCTTCAGAAATAATATCAGTTATAAGAATAGTTTGTTCTGTTGATCCACTAGTGGCAGTATGAAGAGAATCATTGGCTGGGGAATACTCTCGCCTACTTAGGGCTCCGATAGAGGGACTTGGCATAATTAACTGTCCTGCACAAACCAGCTTCCTGTATTAAGTTCAGGATTGCCAGTTGCTCCGTTGTTATTAAACATTGCGGTTTGTCCATAAACTGATCGTCCGGCCATCTCAAAGCCGACCGGTTGTCCAGGAACTCTTAACCGCCCATATAAAACAGGAACAGGGTCGCCTTCGACCACATTAGACGCTGCTCCATTAAAAAGATAAGTAGATTCTCCGTCTTGATCTGTTGCCGGATCAGGAGCCATCATTTGCATTATTCCCATCATTGCTAAGTTTAATGCCATACTTACTGACACGAAAGCAAATACCTGCCACGCTGTACCTAAATGACCGGCCATTGCTGCTCCTAAGGTTGGAGCCGTGACACCTGCTGCTGTACCTGCTGGGGTCACGGTTCCAAGCATCTGAGGAGCATAGATTGCTATCACAATTATTGCTATAGCTGCAAGTATTTTTCCGAACGCAGACTTTGAACCTGCAGGCATTGGTGTAATTGTGATATCTCCTTCATGTAACTCCATTAACATCTCTGTCTCATAATCAAAGTGATTATCAGCAACATCCACAGTAAATCCCGTGCCTTTTTCATGACAATCAAGAAGGTATTTTCTAAAATCATTCCCATGGTTTGCATCTATACATTTAATTGCATCCCTTACTGTAGGCGCATTTATTTGAAACCCTGTTCCAAATTTATCTCCTAACTCTCCTTCAAGATGTATAGTTCGCATCATATCGATAAGCTCCTATTAAATATTTATGCCATGTTGGGAATAAACTTTCTCTACATGAAAGTCTATTTACTGCATGGTGATAAAAAATATCGTTTCCTAAATAAACTCCGCAATGGTTATTTATTTCTGTGTACACTTTAAAAATAAGTACATCGTTTTCTTGTAACTCGTTAAGCTCAACTGGTTTTCCTCCCCAATCTTTTATTACTTCATCAGAAAAGTAATCAAGCCCTTCCTTATCCCACCAATCGTCTTCAAATAAAGCTCTTGGAGGTATTTCTATATTTTTAGTAATAAGATAGTCTCTCATTGCTTCGAAACAATCTGTTACTCCAAATTCATACTGTCTTCCATATAAATTACAAAATACTTTTTCAGGCTGTAAGACGGTTAAGTCCATGTCGGGATAATTAAAAATATAATAAGGTATCCCTAAAGCATTACATTGTAGTCTATCCGCTTCGCTTGGCTCAGATGTAGAATCTGGATGACTATGAACAATTCCAACTATATCCGTTGTTCTTCTTAACTTTAAATACTCTTTTGAGTCAATAATAAAATCAGCATCATCTTCTGCAACATTTGTACAAGGAAAATATTTTCTTTTTCCCTGTACAACACTTAATATTCCACACGCCTCTCTTGGGTATTCTTCTTTAAATTGTTTTTCTAACTCTAATACATTCACTATCTAAACTTTCTACTTCCTGGAAAGCCTCCAAACGGTAAACTGGAAAAGGAATTAACTTCAGTGTGTGGTACGGCATTAGTATTATATGTAGTACCAATGCCTTTGGGTACGGCCTGATATCTTATTTTACAAGACTTTAATAGTTTCCCACAAGCATCTCCTCTAACCCAATAACTTGAATCTGTTCCTGGAGTTTTATAATCACTACTGCTTTGAGCCTTTACTGCTCTCCATACCGTATTATCATGTCGTACATATGAATTTTTTCTAAAATCAGGTGGACTAGCAGTATCAACAGTATAACTTGTACTACTACTCCAATTTGTATACGTTCTAACAATCTGCCAATTACTGCTTCCTTCTTGCGGTGCGGAGGGATGGCTGCTTCCTGCCATTTCCGATTCTGCTCGCCAGTACAATCCACCATGTGAAACATACTCTCCTGGCAAGTATGTGGTAGAAGCAGAATAAGCTCCTACCCAGACTTTACCAGTAAATGTAGCGGATGCAGTAGCTCCTGAACCTCCGCCTCCTGTAAAAGTAATAGCCGGTAAGGTAAGCCCGTAACCAGAACCATTAGTAGTTACTTTTACATTAGTAACTTTATTACTAGTAAATGTTAAAGTAACATTATCAGAAATTGTTTGAGCACTACTTAATACTACTGCAATATTTGAGGTTTTACTGCTTACTGTAACTGTACCAGAAATCCCTGTTCCTGTAACAATATCTCCGATACTAATATCCACATTAGTGGTACCTGCATCAAGAGTAACATTTGTCGAATTATTGACGGCTCCATTCACAGTTGCAGTTCTTGCTTGTGCTGTGACTGTTGCCGTAGCAACTGCTTTAGCCCCTGCATAACTTACTGTAAGCCCTGCCACAGTTTGAGTACCTGATGTATGCGTAGGATTACCAGAACCATTTCCAGTACCATCAGCATCAATAGTATATACATTATTGCCGTAAAATACCTGATTGAGTGCTGTATAGCTTGCTGAATTACTCCACTCAGAGCCTATTACTACGGTTGGAGCGGAAGTATAAGTATTACCCCCATTAGTTACTGTTATAGAATCTAGACCATTTGTAGAAGCGGTTCCCGATAAAAAACTCGAAAATATTAAAGGCTCATCATTACCTGTAAAATAAAAAGTGTATTTAGTATTAAAAAGATCTGCTATTTGTTCATTTTTCTTCCAATAACAAGCGCTTCCTTCAGCATTATCATAATATCCTTGATATAGCCAAGGACAATACTTTCCAATAACTAATCTTCCCGGTACCTTTATCCCTCCCATATCAACAGGGGAAGCCAATTCTACTTCAACAAATAGTAAATTCTTTGCTGAAATTCTATCTATAATGAAAGTTTCTTTGCCAAATTCATATGCAGTAACACCACTTCCACAATATTTTTCTAAAGTTTTTCTTCTAACTAATCTTGCACCAACAAGATGCTCTACTTTAAAATCAGCAGCATTTAATGCTTCACCATTAACAACTGCGTCCCACACTCCATCTTCCATCTGATCTTTGAATTGAGACCCTGTTTTAAGAATAGATTCGACATTTGCAAAAGTTAACTTAGGACGACTTTGTGCTCCTTCAGCAGACTTCTCAACCCCGTCCATCATGATAGGTAAAGAAATATAAGTATTACCATCAAAAATAAGTTCTCTTTCAGAATTTTCAAAAGTTAACGTAGTATTATCACTTAATGTTTGAGAACTACTTAAAGTTAGAGAAGTGTTGCTTATACTAGAAACTGTGACTGATCCAGAAATTCCTGTTCCTGTAATTAATGCACCCGTTTTAATATCTGAATTAGTTGTTGCCGAATCCAGAGTTACACTAGTTGAATTATTTACTGCCCCATTCACAGTCGCTGTTATACTAGAATCTAAATCATTAGCAGAATGAAAATAGAGAGTGTTATTTGACCCCGTCCCTAGTTCAAGTTCATATAATTCTATAAGTCCACTTGCTATTTCTAAAGACTGAACATCTGTAGATATTACATCATTTGTCATGGCTCGTAAACTCGGTTAAATGTTGCCATTATAGTATAGTGATCAGAACTAGAATACATCAAACTCCAATTTGCGCACACTACTTTAATTGTTGTTACTTTATTACCGCTACTATCTGTAGAGGAGGAATTTTCATCTGGAAATGTAAACGAAAACGAGGTTACTGCTTTTTTATCTTCAAAAAATTTAATAATATCGTCAGCAGTAGCTTTAGGTTTATTCGTTAGATTAACTGTAAAAACCTCATTTAAACTATTTAATCCATCGGCTATTCTTTGTATATACCCATCACCAAATGTTGCGCTCCGCACTCTTGGGTTAACTTGACGCTGTAACGTTTTATCGGGAACGATAGTTGCTGTTGTAATATTTGTTCCGGAAATTTGAAAACCAATATCTGCCATTATGCTACCCCGTATGGATTAAGAATTCCGCCTGATCGTTTTTGATACTGTAGTTCATCTTGGACTGCTTTAGCAACCATACGACCTAAACGTTCTCCACTTTGAGAATCTGATGTAGAATTTTGCGCAGCGCCCCCTCTCTCATCTATATTAACATTAACCACTACATTATTAGTACTTGCTCCACCTTTAAAATCTACTGGTATCCTTTTGCCGTCAGGGAGAGGAACTACTGCTTCATTTCCATGAAGTACAGCAGGATAACCTGACATCGGGCCACGAGCAATTCCACCTGTTGAATACCCTAGTGGAGGGTATAGCCCTTTCTTTCTACTTCCTCCAAATCCAGATCCTTGGACAAAACCGCTTGTCCATCCTGTTGCTCCTGATGACATTGACGTCGTGCCAGCACCAGGATTAGGTATTCCTACAAAATTTCCAAAGGCGGTACCGCCTAAAGCACCTACTAAAAGTTTTGCAACCATTAATTCTGTAATTATTCTAGCAATAACTTTAAGTATGGATAATCCCATTTCTTTAAAAGCCACTTTAGCACTTTTTGTACCATCAATTATTCCTTGGAAAGCACCGACTAAGCCGTCTGTCAAAGACGCTCCAACAGCATCTCCTATTTGTCCCATTTCTGTCAGAGAGCGTTTAGCTTCCTCTAAAGTAGCTAACTGTACCAACTTATCTCTATTAACCTGGGTTTGTTCTCGAGATAGTTCTGCGATTCTCTGCTTAGCGCTTCCAGCTTTATCAGGGTCGCCTAAATTTAGTTGGGCTTGTTTTATCGCAAAAGAGATTTCATTTAATCTATTATTAGTCGCCTGCAAATCGTTTTTTGCTTTCATAACGTCTAATTCTTTTTGCATTTGGCCGCCTACTACTCCCGGCCCTCTGTTTACTTGCTGCTCAAAAAGCGCAGTATCTCGTAGTGTATCTTTATACTTTTCTTGAGCCCCTATTAACTCATCTACTTTCTGTCTATACTTATCAAGCCCTCCAAAACCTTCAAAGATATTATTTAAATACTCTGCTGCATCGGAAGTTATATTTAAAGCCTCGGCCAATCCTTCAATACTTGTCTTGCTGTTATTTATCTCATTTAAGGAACCTCTAACACCCATCAAATCCCCTACATCAACATTCTGACTCATTGTAGAAATCATATCACGTAGGGCTCTTGTATTTCCTATAAAGGAGGCTGCTTTTTTTTCTAAATTCTCAATACCTGTAATATATGAGGCAAGAGCACCCTCACTTAAAGCTCTATCATCCGCCATAGCGTCAACAATCAATTTATGTATTTCTGGAGATAAAGTTTTTAGCTGGTCACCTGCTACTTTTAAATATTCTTGCAAACCTTCTTTAATTCTTGTAGTATTAACTGCTTGATTTCCTCCTTTAGTTGTAAATGTTGCTGCCTCGGCAATACTAGATAGTCGACCCGAAATTCCTGCAGTTGACATACCTGTGGCTTTCATTAAGCCTCTTTTCGCTGCATCATCCTGACTAGCAATACCTTTATTTATTTCTTTTAACTCTTTAGCAAATCCTTCAGCATCCTCCTTCATACCAGCTAAGAAATTTTTAAATGCATTGCTTCTTTCTAGCATTTCTCCTTCACGTCTAAGATCCTCTAGACTGGTGCCAAGCATACCTAGCCCGTCATCAACAAGGCTTTCTGCTCCTTTTTTCATACTTTCGCCGATTTTATCAAGATTTGCTTTAGAATTAGCTTGTGTTTCTTCAATATTGAAGAAGGATTTCATAAAATCTGATACTATACCAGATAAGTATACAAAAGCATCTATTGCCATAAAAATGCCTGAGAGTAGCATATCAACAATTTTAATAGGAGCTTCTATAAATGACATTATTCCCTGTCCTACTTCTTTAAGAACAGCTCCTACAACTGTTATTCGTAGCAACTTATCAAATGCACCGCCCACCTTTTTAAAACCTCGAACGACTGTGGCGGACATAGCGGTTGCCGCTTTACCTACTGCTCTATAAGCATTCCCTAATCTTTTAGTTTGATTAACGGCTGATTTAGCCCAGAAGGTTATTTTTTCATAGCCTCTACGCGTACGACCAACGCTTTTCTTTTCGGCTCTACCCATTATTTCTAATTCGTTAATAAAATTTAGACGCCTTTTTTCATCTAATTTCTGGTATTCTCCTACATTATCTCTTGCAGCCCGTAGCATTGCTACCCTTTGTCGTTCACTAATATCTTCGCCTTTTTGTAATTTTTCTAGCCCAGAACCCTTTCGTGCGTCAAGTTCTTGAACTACATTCTGGGCTCCTTGTCTAGCATCTCCATAATTCTGAACATTGGTGTCTCGTGCATCTCGGAGAGCTTGCTGAGCAGCTTCTATAGAATCTGTATACTCCTGCATCTTAAGATTAGTTTCATCAATTTCATTTTGCTGATTTCTTAACATTTCATCAAAAGTATCGTCTAATTCTTTAACGAAAGGCATGGATTTTAAAATGCCTGCTGCTATAACACCAAAGAAGGCGAAAGCAATAGTAGCGTTATCGGCAATTAATAAAGCCAACCGTTCAAAAGCGGGTAAAAAGAACTCTGTTAAGTTTCGAACAATATCATCAAAAGATTTTTGTAACCTTACAAAAGCATTTTCTTTTCCTTTAAATGCTCCAAATTGTTTGTTCAAGTCTTTCTGAACACTAGCAAGTACAGCCTGACTTCTTTCTACGGCTGTTAAACTATCTACACTTTTATCAAGGGCAGCTGCATAATCTTTTGTTGCTGTCTCTAACCTAAGAGTAATTCCTAATTCATCCAATAGTTCTGGCTCTGCTTTAGATACACCCCTTAATAACCTATTGAAAGAATCTTCAAAGTCTCTACCAAGTGCTTGTGAAGCTTTTCTAGCTCCTTCAGCCAAATCTTCTAATTGCCCTCTAGTAAATCCTTTGGCAACACCTATAGCGGCGGCTTCTGCGGCTTCTCTAAACCCGAGCATTCCTGCACTAGCCTCTCTAAGGCCAGTAGTCATTGATTCTAGTGCAGTACCGGTTGCACGTGCAAATTCCATCTGGGAGGAGGCTAAATCAGAAACATCCGCAGCTCGTTTTAAGAAATTAAATGCCGCAGAAATAGCAAATATATTTGCAGCTAATGTTGCATAGGCTGGCACAAGACCTCCTGTAATGCCTTGTGCCATTTTTGCATTATTTTTTGTCATGTTTGCAGAAGTTTGTGCAACTCCTTTTAATTGACGATCTGCGGACTGGGCGCTTTTTCCTCCCTGCTCTAAAGCACCTCCCAACTTCTTCGCACTTACAGCTACTCGTTTGGTAGTACCCTTATCATCAATTATAACATCAATATAGACCTGTCGTTTTTTTGCCATCAGCCTCTTACATTATGGGTGTACGTCTTACCTACCCCTTGAGATTTTCTTTTCTCTGCATCTGATTTTCTCTTACCCTCTTCTAAACGAGCTTTAATAACTAAACTATCGTATAACTGCATAAAAAATAAAAGTTCTTTTTTATTATCAAAATCGTAGAGCTCTAGTAACTTATAGGCTTCTAACCAGTTCTTGCCCATATAAGTACCACTCATTCCTTCCCAAACTTCTGAAAGTCTATCGTATATAAAAAATGCCACTTGAACCTCATCTGGAAACTCAGATGCATCAAGCGGCATTCTTTTGGGATCGGGTTCCACCCCCATCTGTTCACACATAGAAATATATTTTTCTATGTCAATCCTAGAGGAAGTTTCGCTTACGTATCTCTCAAGCAGCGATTTTATTTCGCTAACTTGTTTCCGGTAAAATTTTCAAGGTCACCTATCGTTTCAGTTACCCAGGTGTCAAAATCTGTCGCATTTTTCATCAACAGCATAGCATTATCCTGAGTATAAGCTAAACAATCATCCGAATCAAAAGACGTAACATCTACCAAAAGAAGCTCTTCTAGGTAACGATATTTTAAACCTTCCCATCCTTTTATTACTGCTTTACAATACTCAACAATAAATTTATCGTCATCTATTTCTTCTAATGGCTGCCTAGTCTTTTTATCCCATTTGGTAATCAAACACCTTTTTCTCAGTTTGACTAACTCTTCCCTTGCTAAATAACATAAACTTATTATCATTCCTGGGTAGCCGGGATACTCTATTTTTACGGTCTTACTAGGAGTCATTAGACTCTTTAAAGAAACGGGTTCTTTTGTTTTTTCTGGTGCTTCAGACATACGATAAATCCTTTATTCAAAATTTAAAATTAAATTATACTAAATAAGACAAGAAATGTCAAGAATTATTTTTCGTGGGTGGAAAGAAATAAGGGGCCGAAGCCCCTTATCGTTAGTAGGACGAAGGTGGGTAATATCTTATTTCTGTAATTTCATCAGCAGATCCAAAATCAGTTGGAAGTGCCGTAAAGTTAGTTTCTAAAGAGATTACATCCTCTACTGAGTGGGTTGGTACTTCGATATGTGCTGTTGGGAATATGATTTTTAATGCAGGATCAGTAGTATTGCCTGTAGCGGCGGAACCACCAATATGCATTGTAACCTTAAACTTATTCACAACTTTAGACATAGCGTTTGTACTTACTAGGTCGTTAAAAAACTGTCTAGAAGAGCCCGATGTAGTGTCCGAATCATTAAGTGTAATATAACAAGTAGCATTACCTGTAGCAGTTCTTGTGCCTGTTACGTGTTCTAGCGGCTTGTTAATAGCACCTAATTCTTCTGGTACAAGATATGTGATATTATTTCCAACTGTAAAACTGCCACCCGTTAGTGTAAGACTGTACTTACCATTTGCGAGTGTACCAGAGCTTGCATCATAGCTAGTTGCATTAAGAGTTTCTTGATCACTACTACCTGCTATGCCCTTCGCATAAGTGTCATATAACTTAAACGTATTAGTGGTTTTTGCACCAACGTAGAAATGAGTACCATTAAGAGTAACGTTACCGGTACATCCATCAATATAAACTTGATCACCATTATTAAAACCGTGAGCAGTAGCAGTTATAGTACTAGTAGTATAGCTAACTAAAGTCGCATAAGAACCTGGGAAGGTAGAAGAAACTTTATCTGCGGCATCAACTGTTTCAATGTCAACACTTGTTAGTCGATTACGAATAAAATTCTTGGTACTTGTAGTAGCTTCATCAATTGCTTCTGTAACAACAGAACTACCTGCACCACCTGTTGTACTTATAAGTCCAAATTGACGACTATTGCCTGTATTTATTAATACATCGCCAAGAATGAGGTTTCCACCACCCTTTCGTCCACCACTACATGCGGGTCTGTTAGTAGCATGAGCAGCTGATCCGAGGTTGTCTGAATAATCAACAACTTCTTTTGAAAAACCAGTCCAGTTAAGAGTAGCAATACCGTCAACATCAAAATCAATTGCAACTTCATTAACAATTGCTTCAGGTAGTCTATAAACAAGTGGATTAGATATATCTGTATCTATCAAGAACCATAATACGAAAGAATGTAGGGCTGATCTATTCGATTCTTGAATAGTAATAACCATATTATCTCCGCCAGGAGCAAGAACGTCCGTTTCTGATCCACTTACTGCCTGAACGTTCCTTCGAAATTTCTGAACATTTGAATCAGTAACGTACTTATCTGCACCAAACATTGAAGCCCATAATACCTCTTCTACTGCGTGTACTCCTGTGTTACTGCCTGTTTCCGCACCCTTAGCACCATCATAAGAGTTGCCTAATGCGCTCTGCCCTAATGAATCAAAAGGACGAATATATGTTGAAAAAGACCATTCTGCAGGTGCAAGAGAGTCTGTAAACATACGACGACCCCTTCTACTTACACCAGCACTACTTTCCATTTCGGCCAAGGTTATTTCCGAAGTGTTAGTGGTTTGAGAAAAACTGTATCCATCTAAGATGGGTATTTCCCAAACAGCCCCTTTTCCTAAATCTCCTGCCGTCTCTGTGTTGTCAGTTGTATTCCTAAACTGAATAAAACATCGAGTATCACGGCTAAAATATAGCTGTTCTGCCATGGATTATCTCCTATAAACTTGAAAAGACTGGATCGTGAACCTTTGTTCGTGCCAGAATTTTCTAATATCGAACCTCTATTAGTATTTCACCTACTCCTAGAGGATCTAGTACACCTTCATCAGTATCTATACTGATTACAGTGATTTGTTGTGTATGCTGTTCTAAACCGTTTCGATCGTGATATAATAATCGACTATTTTCCTCTAGAACAGTCTCTACGTCTTCTAATAATTCATCTAAAGCATCAACTGAGTTTTCTTCGTTTACATAACAACGTACAGTAACATTTAAAAATCTATCTTTTAAGCCTCCTAATTGATAATCTCGAGTCTCTGATCCGGCATTTAAATGAATAGCTGGAAATTGTTCTACTTCATCCCAAAATTTTAATCTAGGACTAGTTTCAGCAACTGCTTGGTGATACAAGCCTCTACCATCAATAAGGGCTAATTTATCTGAAAGGGCTTTAGTAATACCCCCTCGACGAGATGTGTAGTTGCGCTCTGCCATTATAATCTTCTCGTATAAAATCGTCCTAAAGCTAAATTTGCAGCAATCTCTCTAATGGATAAATCTATTAGAATTCGTGGATCTCGTTTACCATCTGCCCAAGGAGCTCTTCCTCTCCCTTCTTCAAAAACCTGATATGGTTCTTTTGCATAAGTATAACCAAAACTAGGGTAGCCTTGTCTGGTTTGCTGCACATCTAATAGTTTTACACTACTAGCGAAACGACCTGATTCATTTGTTAAATGAGGAGCTCCCATATTCTTTCTAACTGCTTGTGGAAGCTTATCATTTATAATTGCTAAAATTGAAAACATTGATCTTTGAAAAGTTGAAGCATTCGTTGAACGCCGCTTTCGTTTTTTTAATTTTGGAGCTTTTATATTCTTTCTTTTAATACTCAAGTCTAATCCGGTTTTTACAGCTCCGGTCTTAGTATTTTTACTCTTTTTCTTAAAATTTCTCTTATCTTTTAATTTTGGATCTATTAAAGAATGGGTTAAATCTAAAACGTCATCAACTATAGTACCACTTCCTTTTAAATTCTCGATAGGAATTTCGGCAAAATATTCTTCTAATCTATCGAATTGTCCCTTTAAAAAGTCATCAAATAAGTCCATAACTAATCTAGCAGGAACTGCTTTCATTCTATTTAATTTTCTGTTCTCTGTCTTAGCTATAATCTTACCATTTAGACCTTTAATACTATTTAAAACAATCTCACTTTTTACTTCAGTATCAGTAGGCGAATTACAAATTTCAGTTAGTTCCTCTAAGAAAAGATCAATATTTTGTCCTTTTAAATCTGCTTTTCTTGTAACTTGATCAATACTTTGAGCAACTAAATATAAAGCTCGTAAATATTTTCGATTCGGATCATTTTTAGGTAAAGCCCCTAATGCAACTGCCATCATACCGGTAACAATGCTTATATTTTCGTGTCCAACATCCTTATCTTTCATTAAAGCAGGAAATAACTTTCTAAAAATTTCTCCCTGTCTTTCTAAACTTATAAATTTATCGTCATCCCCGGTCTTGCCCTGCCGAGTTTTTTCGACTTTTTGAAAGGTAGCAGCTCTAAAAGTAACTGCTTCCCCTAAATCGTTCGTAGTAGTTATATTACCCTTAGCTATACCGTCAATAGTTTGCTTCTGGGCTTTCTTGAATAATGTATTTAACTTTGCTTCATACTTATCAGGAAGACGTAAAAGAGTTTGTACTTTTCTATTTCGCTGAATTATCTTCCGCAATATAACGGCATCGTACTTTTCTCCACGAGTAATGCCATTAATCAGGCCTTGTAGTGTTCTTGGTCTATACGCTCTTGCCACTAAAAATTCTTATATAGGTCTAATACCCTCTTAATGTGGTCGGGGAATCCTACATTGTTTGATTGTCCAGAACTTCCTTGGTTCTGTATACTAGCACCTGCTATAGATTGCCTTTGCTTATGC